GTTGTGCTTCAGAACCTGATACAGACCCTGGACCACCTAGAAGACTAGATACACCCCCTCCTGTAAGAGAGTTAACGCTTGAAGCTATGTTCAAAGCAGAACTAAAATCCGATAAATTCATATTACCCCCAGCATTATTCAAAACAGGATTACTTACACCACCCACTGTTGTAGTACCACTAGCAGCATTAGCAGCACCAGCCTGACCAAGACTCATGTCTGTAGCAGCAGCTCCACCATTCATAGCTGCTATTTGTTCAGCATCAGAAATGTATCCACCTACTGAAGCAGCACCTGCTCCAGCAGCACTAGCATTTGCTGCACCAGCAGCACCTAAACTCATATCGGTAGCACCAAGATCTATAACAGCAGATGTGGGTACAGTACTACCAGAGGCATTTATATATGCCCCTATCTCAGGAGCATAGTAATAACCAGCAGTAAGCAGAGCAACCGTAGTCCAACCACCAGGTACAACTTCGTTAACAGTATCATCAATGCTTGCACCAGCATCACTAACAATGTCGATAGCTCCTTGGCCTATATCGCCAACAGTATCTACAACTTCACTTACAGCGCCACCCATATCATTCCTTTATATACTATGCTTTTGAAACATAGATGAAAGCCTTTGAACCGTCTAATAGAACTATCTGACATTTCTCTAGCCAACCAAATGATTTGGCAAATCTTGCAAGTTTAATGTCGTCCTCTCTAACTAAAGCAGCTATAGGCTTACCAATTAAACTCTGTATAAGAACAAAGTCCTTTTGACAATCTTTCTTGACTCTAGCTGACCATCGTTTGATATCAACATGAATCCACAAGAGATTATCAAAAAGCTCTAAGTACACTATGTAATCCTTTCGGATACACACAGGTACTTTTCCTTTTATTTTATCTTCTATAGCGTCCACCACCAACTGATTGTTCTTGATCTAGTTCACCTATCCTGAAGTCTATCTCAGCTGTGTCTAGACGCAAAGGGACATTGCTAGTACACAGGAACTCCCAAGCCCTACGCCTATCAGAACCACTCAAATAAACTTGGGGTCTAGAAGTACTTAGATCTATAGACCTATAGGTAGACCAAGTTTGGTAGTCGTCACCACTGTGACGTACTTGCATAGTCCCAGACACCTTATCCCCAATAATCTCTAGTCTTCCATAGAACTTACGTTTAGTAACTCCATTGTCGATAATGTCTGTTACTGCTCTGCAGTAGATAGCTTGTCCGTTGTCTTGATAAGTAGTGTTACTTAAGTAATAGATAGTGGCAGTGTCGTCATCCAATACATACGCAACATCGTTTAACTCAGTAAAGAATACAGCTCTGAAGTAGGACTCTTGATAAGTACCTGGATTAGGTTGATCACTAGACTGAATGGAATACTGAGTCCATGTGTACCACATCTTCTCGTTTATATCGTAAACCAAAGTTTTACTAGTGTTATGTAGAAATAGAACATATAGGGTATGCCCTGAGACTGTATAGCAGTAAGCTGTTACTACACTTAAACTGTCAGCTTCTATGTGTTTGTCTATGCTATTAGTAGAAATCTTAACAGCTGAGACACCATCCATGAGATACACAGCACGACCATTGGTCTTGCTAGTTCCAATCCACAACACAGTGTTATTAGTAGCAACGATGCTATCACCAGAAGCACAACCAATCTCAGACGTATAACTCTGAGCTACAGCTAAGGGAGAACCCGTAGCATTAGCAGCGTCATAGAAGAACTGAATACTAGTAGAACCAAAGGCTACTAGGTAGTTCAAATGCTTAGCAATACCAACAAGTACGTCAGCAGTCTGCTCGAAACTAACATAGTCAAGAGCAGTCCAAGTAGTTGGATCACCAACATTACAGTTATAGATACGATTGTTAGTAGTACCAATAAATATGTAGTTGTTTAAGAACACAGTACCAGACACATATGGACTTGCTGGCAATGAAGTCATGGTTACAAATGAACCTGATTGATTTAGTAGGTAACCAGTAGTCTTGTTGTGAAAGAACAGATACGTATCTAAGAACGTCTTAACAAAATAGCTTTGGTTAGTTGTACTAGAAGTAGAACCTAGGTTAGTTACAGCAAAGCTAGATGCAGGATTAACGCTATACACCGTGTTATTAATAACAGCAATGAGCTTGTTATTAAAAGAGGTTAGTCCTTGACTAGGTGTGTGAGCAGGAGGAGTCACAGAGATTACCTGCTTAGCTACAACTAAGCCAGGTCTCTTAATAAACTCTCTCTTCTGATCTCTAGTCTCAAAGAAACAATTAGAAGAATAGGAGTCTTTAGCAAAAGATCCGTTCCTACTCTCTATAGGCTGGGTAAGTGGTATACGTTCTGTAGCCATGCTTACATACCATAAGAGTTAACAGATGTAGATCTAAAGTCAGGACTAAAGAATGTGCTACCAGGCTCTACATCCCAATCAACCATCTTGTCTTTGTAGGCTGTAGCACGTATAGCAATCTCTTGTCTAGTGTTCATAGGAACACCATACTCAAGAGATAGTTGGTCTGCTAGATTCCACACCAAACAGTTCATCCACTCATTAGGAAAGTCTGGAAGTTCACTAGCTGTGGTTATGTCATTGATAGGCATCTGAGCTATTAGGTGTAGTTCTAAATTGCTTTGTGTAGTAGCGTCAGGGGTTAGGTACACATAGAGAATACCATTGAGTCTACGAGCATCATAGAAGACACTGTTAGGTGTACCAGTAGAGAACTTAGATCCTAGAACAGTGTATTCCTGTCTAGATATAACTATCACTGGTGTATCTATGTCTGGAGTAGACGATGTATTACGATAGAACCCTTGAATAACTTTCAAAGGTTTGTCTGTAATAGCTGTACTAGGAGCTAGGGAGTCATACATCAGTGTTGATGTAGCACCACCTAGGACATAGCTAGTCTGTCCAGAAGTAACAGGGATAATAAGTTCTGATACTTTCCACAACTTTAAACCATCCGTGTTGAATTGTTTGATCAACAAGTTTAAAGATATAGCAGCATTAGACACAGTATTAGCGTCAGGTGTATCCCCAATCTCAAGCACCCCTAGTTTCCTAAGAGCTAAAGATATGATCTGGTCACGAGTAATGCTGTAGTTGGAAGCCATTAGTTAACCTTTAGGGTATTTAGCCTTAACCGCTTGGCAGTCGGCTATGTATTTGTTAATCTGTGCTTGGTCACCTTTGGCTATTTCCATAAACTTAAATCCTTTGATGTGGCTATGTACGCCATTTAGGTGTTTTCTAATGTTTCCAGTTGTTGAGCCAACTTGCCTAGCGGCAACAGATATTGAGTCATAGACAGTACCAAACTGGTCTTTTATAGGTATTGTTTTAGAGCCATTTCCTCTTTTAGAAGAAATCCTTTTGCACCATTTTAAAAAAGTAGTTTTTGGCTTTGCTTCTATATATCTTCTTGTAACCCCGCCTTCACGCAAATTTGTCAAATTAACGCATTTTTTAAAAGTGTCAATTAAGTCTTTTTCAACTTTGTTTAATTCTTCTTGTGAATTTGCTTTATGCCCAATTAAAACTATAGGTTTGATACCTTTAATTTTTAAAGACTTTAACCAACTGTTTTTATGGTTTTTTGGTTTAAGCGAACATGGCGCAAAATGATTACTAAGTCGTTTAATTCCATTGGTTGTTTGTCCAATGTAGCGAATCTGGTTATCCGTTGGGTCTACCATGTGATAAGCAATATACTTTTCATTATGCAAATACCCTAACGGGTCGCAATAGACAAAGTTTTTCTTTTCAACAAACTGGTATGTCATTTGGGATATTTATCTTTTACGGCTTGTATAGCGGTTTTCCATGCTTCTAAGCCTTGATGGTAAATCAAATCAAACTGGTCTGGTAGGCTTGGATATTCCGCTTGGCGTTTGGCTATATAGGCATGAGCATCTATGTATGCTTGAACTACTGTTTCGTCATAAGTAACGGGGTTTCCATCAGCGTCAAAAGCATCGTCACCACGGACAGTAACGACAGAAGAATTGACTGCACGAATTGCGTCATGTTTGTTCATGCGGCTATCTCCATAAGAATAATTGAAGATTTTTGATTTCCGCTTGCAGTCATAGTCATAGTTCCTACGCCATCTGTTTTTATTTGTGATTTGTATGTTACTGATGAAGTAGTGCTTGGAGAATCAAGTTCAATTAGGCTTAAAGGCATATTACTTCCTGTAGTATTAGTTTGAAGATTATCACCTTCTCTAATAATTGTTGAAGTTCTAACTAAATTATAAAAAGCAGAGCGTCCACTATTGCTTTGTCCGCCATGAGCGCATAAAAACGCCAATACTTTGCTACTTGCACTAGATGGCGTAATTGATGCAGATAGTCCTGTATCTTGATAACTGCTACTTGTGGTGCTAAATGTGCTAGATAGATTTGCTTGAATAACTTGCAACACCCTACCAGAAGATGCTTGCACCGCAGAAGCACTACCCGCTGTTACTGGGAATGTGATACCAGCGTCACCTGAAAGAATAAGTGCCATATTACTGCCCTTCGAGTGCCACAATGCGGGCGGTTAGTGCGTTGATTGTTTCGGCTTGTGTGTCTATCAGGGCTTTAGTCTCTTGCAAAGCCGCTGTTAGTGTTGCTACTAGGAATGATGTGTCAATAGATTGATACTTGGGATTTCCGTCAGCGTCTACTGCATCCTTTGTTCCAACAACAGCGTCTGGACAAACTTCTGCTAGTTCATGGGCAATAAAACCTTCTGCACTTTCCCCGCCGCTTTTCCATGTGTAAGTTACTGGTTTTAATTTAGCAACCTTACTCAATGCGCCCGTCATAGGTGTTATGTTTTCTTTTAGGCGGTAGTCAGATGTTGAAGAATATGTAACTGCGCTAGTAGTTCCAACCCTAACCACAGAACCGCAAGTATTTGTGTCTTGTTGGAAATAAAGAAAACCAGTTCCGCTTGCATTGGTAGATGTTCTTAATACACATCCATTGTTTGAATTACCATCAAATACTGCACCAATTCTTGCAATACTACTTGTAGTCCCCACCAGCAAGTTACCATCTCTTAATGACATTGCACTAAAGTAAGCCGTACTTGCATTGATAGTGCCAAAACTAATCCGTTTATCGGTGTTGTCCCAACCAATAATTCCTCGGTTGTTGCCGTCAGTTAAGAGAGACATCTCTGCGTTTACACAGAACTTTGATGACGCAGTAGTTGTATTGACCAGCAAGTTACCAGAGGAGTCGATACGCATACTCTCCGTACCGCCTTCAGTGAAAGCAATAGTGTCTGCGGCTGGAAACCAAATGCCTGTGTTGGTATCACCTGTAGTAGTGATGGCTGGAAGTGCCGCTGTACCCGCTACAAAAGCGACTCGTTGACTAGCATCAACAGTAATCGCAGTAGTCTCGTTTGTCTGTATGTTTAGGATGCCGCTGTCATCTCCCGTAGAGATTAGCCCCCCGTTACCAGTAGAAGTTGCGTTTATTACATTAGCCATTATTGTGTTCCTCGTGCATAAATTCCGTGATACTTGTGTCTTGCTTCTTGCGCTACCAAGTCGGCTAACTCTATATCCTCATAGTATCCACAGAAAATCCGTTTACCAGATGCTTGTAGGCTTACCTTGTATTTGTTGTTTTCAGCACACAAAGACACATTCTTAATCTTAATCTTTCCTTTGTGAACTCTGTTCATGGCGTTTTGCGATGAAGTCACTAGGCGTAGGTTTTCTATCTTGTTGTTTTCTGGGTTGCCATCAATGTGGTCAACTTGCATCCCTTCAGGAATTGCGCCATTAAACATTTCCCAAATAACTCTATGCACAGCACAAGTTTTGCCATCAAAGTAGACTCGTCTGTAACCTCTGGCGTATTCAGTACCAGCCTCTTGACCAATAGAAATTGCATTGCTACGGCTTACCTTCCATAGCAACTTTCCATCTTTGTATTCAAATAGATTATTCATCGGCTGGCTCTGGTTGATTGCCTTGGTTGACCCACTCAAGATAGGCTTGATAGTCTGAATTTTGTTTATCTATCGGGATATATGCGTTATCTGATAAACGCTTAACTACATATTCATTTATAAGTTTATACATTTATAACTCCGCACTTAAAGTAAATGAAAGACTTGCTTCTGCAACAGTTCCAGCGGAATAAGTAATGTTATGGTAAAGCCTCAAGTAATTAGATTGTGCTTGTCCAACATCAAAAGTCACATTAGAACCATTTACTGTTCCTGATAGTTGTGTAAATGTTGGTGCGGCTCGTAAAATTGGATATGTAAAAGGAACTTGTAATGCCCCTGTGCTTGCTGTTGGTCTATATCCACACCAGTTTACGCATTGCATAGGTAAGAAGTACCTTTGGCAAAGCATTAGTTCTTGTCCGTACGGACGATAATCAAACGATGTTGCGGTACTGCCTTTTTCTAGTTGCACGCCTGTGATGTAGAAGGTTGCTCCGTTTGTGCCGACTACGCTTGTTGCGCCTGTTGCAGAAACATAAAGATTTGCCGACCAAGAGCCAGCAGTTCCGCTATATGTAGTTCCTACGCCAAGACCAAATTGAACTTTAACCGCATTGCCATTTCCAGACACCCAAGAGCCGCCAGTGGGGCCAGCAATCGTTACGCTGATTGTTGTCCAAGTATTGGCTACTGGGATTGAATAGGTAAAAGGGTAAGAGTAGTTAGCATTAGAACCATTTAATATTGCACCACCAAAAGTACCAGTTAAACTAGAGCGAACCAAAAATGATAAAGTAACTGTTTGTGCATTAGCAGTTCCCCACCCTAAGTCTGCAACATTAAAACCTTCAATGTTTTGCGACATCCGAAAAAAGTCGTTTGCGCCAACAGAATAAGCAGATGAAGAAGTTATGCCCAAATAGTTTGTAAATCCTGCTGGCGGAGTAACAGAGCCAGCATTTTGCTGAATAGTAAATTTACTTGCTTGGCTTGCTCCATACTGCCACCTGTCTAAAGTGTAAGCATCAGTAGCACCAGCAGTAACACTAGCACCAGCATTTCTTTGGTCAATAACCATCGCACCATTGATGATGCGGTTCTTAAACCCATACAAACCAGACGAACTTACTCCGTCTGAAGTGGTCATCAAGTCTGCATTTACCGAGCCATAAGCCATTCTTGTTCCTTAAAGTATTAGCCAACGCTGGCCTGCGGCAACAGTTACTGCCTGACCGCTTGCAATTGTGATTGCCCCAACAGAGAATCCGTTTGTGCCAGATGCTATCGTGTAACTTGTGCTTACTGTTGTTGAGTTCACCATGATGCCGTTGCCAGCAACAGGCACATCTACCTTTAACTCACCCGTACTTGGTTTATACAACAGTTTAGCATTGCCTGTAAACAAAGTTGATGCTGTTCCTGATGTAGCGTTTGCAAACAATGGAAACAAGTTACTTGCTGTACTGGTGTCATTACTTAAGCTTGCACCACCCACAGATGCCCATGCTGTGCCGTTGTAACCTTCAAACTCTACAGTTTGAGTGTTAAACCTAAGCATTCCAGATGTAGCAACAGGTCTAGCAGCAGTGTTACCTTTACTGATAGTTAATGCACCAGTTGAAGTAAATGCTGAATCAGCTGTAGCAGTAAGAGTGGTGAACGTACCAGTACTGGCAGTTGTTGCACCAACACTCATGTTATTAATAGTTCCAGCCGTAGTTGGATTTATTGTTACTACACCAGAAGGACTAAGAGTTGCACTAGTTGATGCAGTCAAAGTTGTAAACGCACCAGAATTTGCTGTAGTAGCACCCACTGTTCCATTGATATTAACTGTTTGAGCTGCTGAGAAAACATTAGTCTGGTCTAGTATTGCCGTGTTACTAAGAACAGCAGCTACTAAACGTAACTCTACTTTGTCTCCAGTAACAAATGCACTAGCTGTAGTGTTGTCTTGAGCACGAACAATAGTAAATGTATCAGTAGACCTAGCAGTTACTTTAATAATCTCAATTGTGTTAACTACATTAGATAATGTGCAATAGAAGTAGTCACCACCACCTAGGGTAGGAAACAAAGCACCTTGTCCACTAGCTACAGTAAGACTGAGATCACCACTAGCAATGCCTGATGCTAGGGTAGATGTTGCGTTATTGGTGAACTTTATAGCCATAATAATTCCCTATTAACCAACAGTGATAGTCCAATTAATTGTCAAAGAATCATTAGCACTTTTACCAATAGCACTAAACACCACATGTGACAACATAGTACCACCAGATGTAGCATTGTTAAAGATACCTGCTTCAGTAATAGTTCCTGTACCTGTACCAGCAGCAAATGTATTAGACAAACTCACAACATTTGTAGAGACACTAGAAGTGGTGTATGCAGCACGTATTAGTTCAGTTCCAAGAGTTGTATCGTTTACTCCAGCAGGAGTACTGTTAGTGCCTATTGCTATAGCAACAAAAGGAGATGCACTGCTATTAATAATGGCAGAGGCTAAGAAGTTCTTGCCTACCTGGACAATTAGATTCTTTTTTTCTAAGACTACCTTGTCATTTAGTAGGATCTCTACCTCACCTTTTAAATTAATTGTTTCGTTCATTTTAATTTATCCCTAAAGAATTAATTGCTGAGCCATTGATTGCTGATGATGAGACTAAAACACTAGAGACTGTCTCAGAAATAGAAACACTTTCTGCATTAGTGTTGTTAGCTCCTAGTGAAACTGACTCAGTGACAGTAACACTTTCACTCTCTGCTGCTCTAGTAAATATCTTCGCTAGAACTTCAGTTACATCAATAGTCTCATTAGGCTGTTGAGTGTAATTAATTGGGATAAAGGAATCTGATGATTCTGGCCTAGTAAAGGGAGGAGCTTGTATGTCAGCTACGCCATGTACAAAGTCTTGTGGTTGTCTGATTTCCCAATCACTACTACAAACCATCAACCCGTCCCAGCGAAGTTGTAGTTCATTGTTTTTGAATACACGACCACAAGAATCACAGACGACTTTCCAACCACCATTATCCCAGTTGGGTTTGTAAGACATGCTACTTGTCCTGCTTGTTATCTAGCTTATCAAAGATTTGTCGGAGCATATCCTTCAGCTCTTTGATATCGTTGCGGTAATCTTCTTTGTGAACGTATTCACCAGATAACTTTTCTTTCAAGGCAGCTACAGCATCTTCAGCTCTCTGAAGTCTTTGCATAACCTGATAGAACACAAACGTAGCTAGAAACCCCGCTATGGAGACAACTAGATTGAATAGTTGTTGGTTATCCATATTGGGGAGTCCTTAGAGGTTAGCACCCTGTTTGACTAATCTTAAAATAATAAGAAAGGTCTGAGTACCAGATGTCCAACCTGTAGTCTTAATGTTGATAGTGCCTGTTTTACCAGCACCAGCATTGTTAGTTAGTCCGCCCAATTCTTTTAGGAAAGATAGTCCAGATCCAACTAGAGGAACAGCTACAACATCAGTCGTAGCATCCCACAATAGTTGCACTGTTAGTTGAGAACCAACAACATACTCAATGTGATCAATCCTCACCTGTTCTGGAGTAGGACCATAACCACTTTGATTAATGCTAGACATAGCAAGTGCAGTAGTGAGAGATAGATCCGAAGTATCTAAGACTCCCACTAACTTCACAGACACATTGCGTGGACCTTCTTCAAGGATTTGTGTTGTAAATGAGTTAGCCATATGACTCCCCTAATTAATAGGAACGAGTTTGGGCAGACAGCATAAAGTCAACAACCATATCCGCAGTAGTAGGAGCAGTAGAAGCAGCCTTACAACCAAAGCCCATACCTAAGTTTGTAGCATTGGGGAAGGTAGCAACCATAGTACCTGTAGATACACCTACGTCAACAGAACAAACCTTTGCATCATTAACGAATACGTCAATGTTACCTTTGCCATCATAGTACCAACCAAGTTTGATAAAGGTATTGTTGGCAAGAGTAGCAACAGTTGTAGAGTCAGTTGAGTAAGCAGTAGCAGCTAATGAAGCACTACCTTTACGAACAACAAAAGTAATGTCTGTAGAACCAGCAGCTTTGTTGAAGTAGATTCCATCAGTAGGAGTTAAAGCAGCAATAGAACTAGCTACACCAACTTGTAGTTGATCGTTAGCAGCAGTAGTAGCTTTAAATGCAGTGTAGAACCAAGCTTGTTGTGTAGGAGGAGCAGCAGCAACAATCGCATTAGTAGCAATGTTGAAGTTTAGTGGGTTAGTTTGAACAGCACCAATGTCATTAGTGACACTAGATGCACCACCAACAGTAGATACTAAACCACCAGCACCAGCAACTAAACCAATTGTTTGATGAGTAGTTGTATTGGTAACAGTCCAGTCACCAGCAACATACTCATTAAATTCATGAAAATCAACACAGATATCTGTGGGATCTGGAAGGGGGAATTGACCTAGTGTAGAACCAACAGCTTGTGTTGATACACCAGCGGGGAAACGGGTAGGAGAAGCCATGATAAATATTCC